CTGGAGGCATTGGAAGCGGAAGTCCGAGACCTCAAGAAACGCCTCTTGACATCCCCAGAGGAGAAGTCTAATGCCCGCAAAAAAAGACCCAAGACTAGCTAGAGCAGGAGTCTCTGGTTATAACAAACCAAAGCGTACACCTAATCACCCTAAGAAGTCTCATGTGGTGGTTGCTAAGGAAGGTGACAAAATCAAGACCATACGCTTTGGTGAACAGGGAGCAAAGACTGCGGGTAAACCTAAGTCAGGCGAATCCGCTAGAATGAAAGCTAAACGTAAGTCCTTTAAAGCTAGACACGGTAGGAACATCGCCAAAGGTAAAATGTCTGCGGCTTATTGGGCTGATAAAGTCAAATGGTAATCGGGAGATAACTATGCCATACGGTAAAGGTACATACGGTAGTAAAGTAGGAAGACCACCTAAGAAGAAAACTACAACTAAAGCTAAAAAGAAGCCAATGAAAAAAGGTAAGTAACTATGGCTAGAACCGATGAAGCTAAGTGGAAGCGCATCGTAGCCGCAGTCAAAGCAGGAAGCAAAGGCGGGAAGGCAGGACAATGGTCTGCTCGTAAAGCACAGTTAGCCACTCAACGCTACAAAAAGGCGGGCGGTGGTTACACTGGTGGTAAGACTAAAGCCCAAAAGTCTTTATCCAAGTGGACTAAAGAGGATTGGGGAACTAAGTCTGGTAAGCCTAGCACTCAGGGTAAGAAGGCTACAGGTGAGCGTTACTTACCTAAGAAAGCACGAGAGGCTTTGACCAAGAAGGAATATGCCGCTACGTCACGCAAGAAACGTGCTGACACCAAAGCAGGTAAACAATTTAGTAAACAACCTAAAAAGATTGCAAAGAAAACAGCAAGACATAGAAAATAGTTCTTGACTTTTGTGACCAAATATGGTATAATATTCCTATAGTATACGTTAAGTATATTATATAAATTATTAATAAAAGCTGTCCATTAAGGAGAAACAGTATATGACAGATGTAGAACTTGAGAAGTACTATCGTTCCCTAGAAGATATGTTCCGTTTAGATGGTTGGAAAAATTTATTACAGGACATTAAGGGAAGTGCTGATAATATCAATTCAGTAGAAGCCTGTCAGGATGACAAAGACCTTTACTTCCGTAAGGGACAACTTGTAGTCATGGCTAACCTACTAAATTTAGAAGCACAAATCGAAACAGCTAAACAACAACAAGAAGAAGACGACTCGGAAGAATGAGACGTTTATACGACTTTCAATGTGACAACGGACACGTCAACGAGTTCCTTCGAGACTCAGACGTAGAAGAAGTTGATTGTCCTGATTGTGAGTTGAAGGCTAGAAAAATTGTTACACCAATTAAAGTTAAACGTGAAAAGAACTCTTGGAAGGAAGTCCGTAGATGGTCTAAACAAAGAGAGTCACAAATAAAACACGAACGCAAACATGGTATAACACTATAACGTAAGGACAACTCCTGACCATAGAACCCTTACACTTAATACACCTCCATAATGATACAATCACGGAGTTTAATAATGGCAAGACTAATAGATGAGCGTCCAGAAGACGTAGAAGCGGAAAACACTGATAACCTAGTAGAACAAGAAGAGCAAGAGCCTCAAGCTGAACAAGAAGAGGAAACTCTTGAACAACCTGAAACAGATTTACCTGAGAAGTATCAAGGGAAGTCCACAGCTGAAATAGTAAGGATGCACCAAGAAGCTGAGAAACTCTTAGGTAAGCAAAGTTCTGAAGTAGGGGAGTTACGAAAGGTTGTTGATGACTACATTCAGACACAACTCTCGACCCAAGAAACACAAGCAACACAGGCTGACGAAGAAATAGACTTTTTCTCAGACCCCGACAAGGCAGTCGAAAGAGCGATTAATAATCACCCTAAGATAAAGGAAGCTGAACAAATCAGCAACCAATATCGCCAGTCAACAGCGATGAACAAACTACAAGCAAAGCATCCTGATATGCAGGATATTTTGAAGGATGAGAAGTTTGCTGAGTGGATTAAGGGTTCTAAGATTAGACAACAGCTTTTTGTACAGGCAGACCAACAGTATGATTATGATTCTGCTGACGAGTTATTTTCACTATGGAAAGAACGTCAACAGGTTGTTACTCAAACTGCCGCCAATGAGAAACAGCAACGCAAGCAAGCAGTTAAATCTGCATCCACAGGCAATGCTCGTGGTAGCGGTGAAAAGCGAGGCAAAAAGGTCTATAGACGCGCAGACATTATTAAACTAATGCGTACTGACCCAGAAAGATACCAAGCACTGTCCAATGAGATTATGCAAGCGTATGCAGAAGGGAGGGTACGAAACTAATATTATTTTTGGAGAATTAAAATGACTGATTCAACTTATCCCGCAACTGGCGGTTTCGTAGACAACACTAGCGCGGCTACTTTCATTCCAGAGATTTGGAGTGATGAGGTTATTGCCGCTTATCAAAAAAATCTTGTACTAGCCAACCTAGTTAAGAAACTTTCCATGACTGGTAAGAAAGGTGACACTCTTCACATTCCTAAGCCTACTCGTGGAGATGCTCACGCTAAAGCAGAAAACACAGCAGTTACTGTACAAAATGCTGTTGAATCTGAAGTACAAGTAACTATTAACAAGCACTTTGAGTACTCACGTCTAATCGAAGACATTACTGAGACTCAAGCGTTATCTTCACTTCGTCAGTTCTACACTGGTGACGCAGGTTACGCTCTAGCTAAGCAAGTAGACACTGACTTGTTTGCTCTTGGTAAAGACTTTGAGGGTGTTAATGACACTACTTATGTTGGTACTAACTCTTATCAGTTCAACGGTACTACTGGTCTTGAGGCGTATGCCGCTGACGCTGTAGCCGCAGGTGACTTATTCAACGACAACGGATTCCGTGATTTGATTCAAAAAATGGATGACGCTGACATTCCTATGGATGGTCGTTGCTTAGTAGTTCCACCATCAGTTCGTAACGAAATCATGGGTATTGACCGCTACTCTTCAAGTGACTTTGTAGATGGTCGTGTTGTAAACAACGGTCAAATCGGTAACTTGTACGGTATTGACATCTTTGTTTCTTCTAACTGTCCTATTATTGAAGCCGCGGCTGACAATGGCGCAGGTGGTGACGTTAAACAAGGTATGTTGTTCCACAAGGACACTATGGTTCTTGCAGAGCAAATGGGCGTTCGTTCACAAACTCAGTATAAGCAAGACTTCCTTGCTACTCTATACACTGCTGACACTTTGTATGGTACTGCTGTACTTCGTGACGATGCAGGCTTTAACGTAATGGTTAATGGCTAATAGTAGTAACTTAAGGGGTTTCTTCGGAAGCCCCTTTTCTCTTTTTCTTTTTTATCACATAGGTTTGTTGCATGGCTATATTTAGAGGTGTAGGTGGTTCAGGAGAATCATCAGACAATACCTTTCTACAAGAAGTTACTGCTCAAGCGCAAGCCGCTGAAGCATCAGCTACTGCCGCACAAGCCTCTGCAAATTCTATATTAAACTTAACTGCCGCTACAGGCGCGGCAGGTACAGAAGTAATTTATAACGCATCTACAGGCGTTTTAACTGTTCCTCGTGGAGACAAAGGGGAAACAGATATAACAGCCGCTAATGTTACTGGTGTCCTTACGGGAGGCACTGGTATCTCTATAGCGAGTAATGGTACTATTACCAACGATTCACCAGACCAAACAGTAGCTTTAACTGGCACAGGTGCTACTACAGTAACAGGAACGTATCCTAGTTTTACTATTAATAGTGTCAATACAACTTATACTGTAGGTGATGGCGGTTTAACAACAAACGATTTTACTGATGCTGACCATACTAAACTAGATGGTATAGAAGCAAGTGCAGATGTAACTGATACAGCTAATGTTACTGCCGCAGGTGCATTAATGGATTCAGAAGTAACTAACCTAGCACAGGTTAAGGCTTTTGACTCAAGCGACTATGCTACTGCCGCACAAGGTACTAAAGCAGACACAGCACACGGTTGGGGTAACCACGCAACAGTAGGTTACTTAACATCAGAAACAAGCCATGCTGATGTTGTTGTTGATGGAGATTTTGCTTCAGAAGGTTTAATGAGACGCGGAGCATCCGCAGGTAGTTATTCTATAGTTACGGATAATTCAGCTAACTGGAATACAGCTTATGGGTGGGGAGACCACAGTACACAGAATTACGCAACAACAACAGGCGATACATTTACTGGTGATTTAAAGTTAAACGATAGTGTTAATTTAAAGATTGGTACAGGTGATGACTTCACCATTGCCCATGACGGTACAGATACTACTATACAGAATAACACTGGTGATTTAATAATTGATGTTAATGATTCTGCAGGGCAATTCAAGTTACAGCACGAAGGTGTAGAAGTTACTAGAGCCAGTGATGCAGCATACAACTTCTTGATGGGGCAAGCATTACCAGTATTACAAGTATTGCCAACTAGTATAAATTGCAGGCAAAACATAACATTTAATAGCACACAAACAGTAGACGGCAGGGATGTTTCTGTAGACGGTGCTAAACTAGACACTATAGAAGCTAACGCAACCGCAGACCAAACGGGTGCTGAAATAAAAACAGCGTATGAAGCTGAAGCAAATACTAATGCTTTTACTGATGCTGAAAAAACTAAGTTAAGTAGTATACAAGAACGAACGATTCGTACCCGCTTTCAAAGACGAGGCTATACAAATACAATAGCCTTTTATACTTTAACAACTAGCTATACACAACTAGGAAGTTCGTTGCGTATAGACTCAGGAGTAACCACTGCTGTTGAAAATGTTTTAGATTTAAACATAAACGCACTCTTTAATGACATTAACTCTTCAAATGAAGCTGTATTTGTAGTAACGGTTACTGCTCCTAACCCTTCATCTGAAGATACAATAAACATGGGAACCGTTGTTGCCTCTGCTTTTGGTTCATTTACGGTTTCAGGTGATTTTACTAAACACTTCTCGCCTTATTGCGGGTTGTCAAAAAACTCAAACGGTTCAAATGCTATTAACTTTTCAAATCAACAAGGTTGGGAATATGACCCTGTAACCGATAGAACAACTGTATACGTTTACCCTTATCAGAATAATGTTCCCACAACAGGAGATACAGCTTATTTACATCCTTTTGATTGGGAAACTTCAGGCACTGAAATTAATGGCGATGAGTATCCTATAGAAGCATACAATGCACTCGGTGTTGTTCATCAAAATCAATTTCATAATATATATCTTGGATACTATAAACCATCAAAAACTTTTAAGATTAAAGCTAAAGAATCAACTTCGTCCGAGAATGTTCAGATATCCAGAGTAGCGGGTACTTATTCACAAATTATAGGTATTTAAAATGAGAGTAGGTTATTTAAGAATTAACGCAGAAGGTGTAACTGAACAAGTATTACACAGCGAACACTCTTCAAGAGAAGAAGCACACACAGCCGCAGTAGCCTTAGCAGATAGTCTAGTTGGAACTGATGGGGTTGTTGAAGTACAAAGAGGCTATGCAAACGGAGAAACAACTTTTCAGCCTAGAGTAATTTATAATGTACCACCAACAGACGCACAAAGAAATCCATCTTAATAAGGAATAATATTATGGTAACGGAAGAAACTAAACAAGCTGTAGACGTAATGGCGGCATCAACTGGAATAATGTCGTTGGCGGCTTGGTTGCCTCCTGTTGCCAGTTTATTTACGATTATCTGGTTAGGTATTCGTATCTATGAATCAGAAACAGTACAGAAGATTGTACATAAAAAGTGAGACAAATATTTTGTTTATTAATGATGTTGTCTTGGGTAACACTAGCGGACAACGCGCAGGAAGGTAGTTTGAATACGTACCACGGTTCTAACTCAACTACTAATAGTAATAATACAACAACAGATACGTCAACTAGTAATACGTACAACGGAGCAGGAAGCAGTAGTGAAATACCAGTAGGTTCTGCAATTACTCCTAGTTACATGAGTAATGGTATGGACACTTGTCTTAAAGGTACAGGTGGTTCGTTACAGACAGTAGGTGTAGGGTTTAGCAGTGGTACTTATGATGTTGACCCTGAATGTAATAGACGTAGGGATGCTAAAGTACTAGCTGATTTAGGAATGAAAGTAAGTGCAGTGGCTCGTATGTGTCAAAGCACTGAAGTATGGAAGGCAATGTTTATCTCAGGTACACCTTGTCCCATACTGTCAAACGGTAAGTTAGTTGTAGGTAAACGTGCTATGTTAGTTATGAAACGTCAGCCAGAAGTTTACATACCAGACTACAACAAGAAAACAAAAGATTGGTACAATACTGTATTAAACATAGGAGGAGAGGACACAGATGAAGAAGATACTATTATCTCTGTTAGTGCTAAGTTCCGTAGCTCACTCAGATGAGTACGATGCGCTATTAGAATCTAGTACTGCTATAGTTGACCAAATAAACACTGGTATCCTCCTAGTGGGTTCTGCTATGGAATACGCACACCACGGTGATGCTTTGTCAGACGGCACTGTGTCTACTACAGCACACATTAGTGAAGCTGAAGTACAAGCGTACAACACTGCATTGACTAACTTTGCTAACAACTATCAGCCATACGGTAACATTCAAGCTGTCTTAGAAAACAAAGCAACAGAAGAACTAGAACTTATGGACAATGCTATAGATACGTTTACTGAAGCTGTTGTGGAAATGATTGAAGTACAGCAGGTAGCTGAGAAAGTTCAAGAAGCAGAAGGTAATCCACAGCAGGAAGAAGAAGTACAAACATTTGTAGCTGAGACTGTAGAAGTATTGCAGATTGAACAAGAAACTGTTGATGCGTATAACCAGTCAACGGATGACATCGAGACTCATGCTAACAATGCCTCAGCCTATTTAGCCGTGGCTAACTCAGAGGAAGCTGTAGCATTCCTAGAGCAAGGTATTGAAAATGCTAATACAACAGCAGAGCAAACTAATATTTTTTATGATGCTAATCAACAGTGGGTATCAATGGGTTATCCTACCACTAGAAACTTAACGGCTGTATATCTTAATGGTAGTGATGGTATTGGTTTAGACTTGTACGTAACAGAGACTGACATACTAGTCGCAGGCAGTGAATCAGAGTTTTTTCAAACTGGACCGACTCATCTAGGTTACTCTTGTTTTATGTACGGAACGGATTGTGTTGAACTATGAGTTTAGAAAGTACAGAACTAAAAATAGGTAACACATCATTTAAAGGCGTATGGATTGCTATTGTACTTGGTATCGGTAGTACTATAGGCGGTGGCGTATGGACAGCCTCTAGTTTGTACAGCAGGCTCGAAGCAGTAGAGTCAAGACAAATACCCAATATAACGCCCTTACGTGAGAATCTAGCCACTTTAGGGACAAGACTAGAAACACTACTAGGTCAACAAGAAAAGCTGTTAGAATTGAATACAGACGTTTCTAAGCTACATAATGAAATAGAAGGTATGAAAGCTACGGTGGCTAAAGCAGAAATTATTATTAATGACATTGGCGATACAGAAGTAAAGTTCAAAACATTAACTAAAGAGATAGAAGACTTATGGCAGGGTATGGACTACTTGTCTAATCCGCTAAAGTGAGGCATTTATGTTACAGCAATTAATCGGACCAGTTACTGGTTTACTTGACAAATTTATAGAGGATAAAGACAAGAAGAATGCTATCGCGTTTGAACTTTCGACAATGGCTGAAAAGCACGCGCAGGAACTTGCGAAAGCGCAGATTGAAGTTAATAAGACAGAAGCGGCACACCGAAGCCTATTTGTATCGGGTTGGAGACCTGCTGTTGGTTGGACTTGTTGTCTTGGACTTGCGAGTAACTACCTTCTTATCCCGATGGCAAATTTTGCGCTTGCTCTTGCCGATTCTACCATTGAAGTCCCTGTTTTAGATATATCAACCATGATGCCAGTACTTATGGGTATGCTTGGTCTAGGTGCTATGAGAACTGTTGAAAAAGCTAAAGGCGTAGAGAGGAATAAATAATGAGCATGGCACCCGCACAAAAACAATATTCTCAAAACAGTTGGTATCAACAGGACCAACAGCGTGTAATAGAAGAGAAAAAAGAAAAAGAAAGACTTGCGGAAGAAGAAAGAAAAAGAGCTGAAGAAGCAGAGAGAAAAAGAAAAGAAGCTGAAGAAGCAGAAAAAGTCCGCATAGCTGAAGAAAAAAGACTTGAAGAAGAACGCACACAACAAATGCGTGACGAGGTTTTTTCTAAATATAGAGAGTCTTACGATGCGGGTGAAATTGAAACTTTTAATCAAGCTAAAACTGCCGCAGATGAAACGTACATGCAATACTGGTACGACAGGCATAATGAAATTTTAGACAGTTGGTCTGATGAAGATTGGGATTTATTTTTTAACCCTAAATACAACAAAGAAGGCTACGGACATAAAGCAGTAATTACACAAATACTTCCTGAAGGTACTGAAGAACTATATGAAATAAGAGAAAGAATTGAACAAGGTCCTTTGGACTTTACTGACCGCGAAACACACAGAATGCTTATTAACCCACCCAGTAAAATAGGGTACGGTAAAAAACAAAGTTGGATAAGCCCTAATGACCCGTTGCGTCAAGCTGTAGAAGCCCAAGCAGAAGTTATGGAAAACTTTTTGGATGAAGCGGGTATTCCAATTTATCAAGAGTTTGAAAACGGTAATCCTGATAATGTTTATGGTCAAGGAATTTATTTAAACACAGGTACTGCGGCACATATTGATTGGGATGCAGAACTAAAAAGAGAACAACGCTATATATCTAGTCCTGATGCAGAAATAGGAACATATAGTCAGGTATTTGTTAGACCAGAAGCAAGCAGTATCGTTGATGCGTTAATTGCTCCTGCACTTAAAATTGCATATCCTCCTCTTGCTCCGTATATTACTGCGGCTCAAGGGGGTGATTGGAAAGACATAGCTATAAGTTATGTGTCAACTGAAATGGCTCCAGACCTTCTTGAAAGCGGTTTGGCTGAGTTAGGTGTAGATGCTGATTTGTTTGGTTTAGACCCTGCACAGTTTTCAGAAAGTATGACTAATGTACAAACAGCCGCAGTTACAGGTGAAAGTATTGGTGATGCTATTATTGATGAGTTTGGAACAGAAGTACTAAAAAAAGTAGAAGAGTCATTGCCTGACCTTGATTTACCCGATGTTGATACGCCTCAATTTTTAAAGGATACAGAGGACTTTTTACAGGACGTAACTCAACCTGTTTCAGATGTTTTATCAGATGTTGAAGATGTAATATTAGACACAGCAAGTACAATTGATGATGTTGTTATTCAACCTGTACTAGAAGGAGTAGAAGAATTTACTCAGCCTGCTTCAGATGTTTTATCGGATGTTGAGGATGTAGTAAAAGAAGGGGCTAGTGAACTTGAAGATTTTTTACAGGAAGCTACTCAGCCTGTTTCTGATGTTTTATCGGACGCTGAAGATGTTGTTTCTGATGTTTTATCTGAAGGAGAAGATGTTGTAAAAGAAATAGGAGGTGCTATTGATGATGTTGTTAATTGGGAAAAAGTATTAACAGCAGGTTTAATGGGCGGCTTGGGTATAATGGGAGGTCAGCCTAGACCAACAGCCAGTACTGCAACGGAACAATTATTTGATAAAGAATTATTTAAATTTGATACAGAGATTAAGTCTACACAGGAAATGCTTAGTCCAATGATGAACTTAAGAAGGTATGTATAATGACTTACTTACAATTAGTAAACAGTGTGTTACGTAGAATGCGTGAGAATGAAACCACAACTGTTCAAGACTCACCAGATTCCTATGTAAAATTAATAGGTGAGTTTGTTAATGATGGTAGACGTATTGTTGAGGATGCTTGGGATTGGTCAGCACTACGCAAAACAATAACTGTATCAACAACTAATGATGTATTTAGTTATAGTATCACAGGCACTAACAATTCATTTAAAATATTAGATGTCATAAATGATACGTCTAACTATTTTATGAAAGGTGTTAGTTCTTACTTTATGAATAAGTCTTACTTAACACAGACACCCGCTACAGGTTCACCTTTGTATTATTCTTGGAATGGTGTAGATGCTAATGGTAATGCTTTAGTTGATTTGTATCCAAAACCAGATGGTGTTTATACACTACGTTTTAATATTGTTGATAGAGCAGACCCGTTTGAAAACGATACAGATAAATTAGTAGTACCTTCACAACCTGTAATTAATTATGCAGTAGCGTTAGCCGCCCGTGAACGTGGTGAAACAGGAGGTACTTCAGCACAGGAACTATTCTCTATAGCGGACACTACGTTAGCCGATGCAGTAGCTTTTGATGCGGCTAGATTCCCTTCTGAAACTGTTTGGACATACGAATAATGGCACAACAATTACAGAACATCACAGTACAAGCCCCAGGATTTGCGGGGATTAACAGTCAGGATTCACCTGTATCTATTGACCAGTCTTTTGCGGCTACCGCTAGTAACTGTATTATTGATGAATATGGGCGTATTGGAGCGCGTAAAGGTTATACAACAGTCTCCACAAACAACACAGCGTTAGGCAGTAGTCGTGGCGTAGAGGCTTTGCATGAGTCGTTAGACGTTAGTGGCGATAAAGTAGTATTTGCCGCGGGTAATAACAAAATATTTAAACTAAATGCTTCTTCTAATAATGCGTTGACTGACATAACTCCTGCGGGATATACACCAACAGCAAACAACTGGAAGATTGTAGACTTTAATAACCATACATACTTTTTTCAAAGAGGGCATGAATCTTTATTATATACTGACGAAAGTGGTACGGGAGTATTAGAAGAATTTTCAAGCCATTCCCATGCAACAGGTACTGCTCCTGAAGCTAATGAAGTTTTAGCCGCATACGGTAGACTATGGGCGGCTGATGTATCTGGCAATAAACATACTGTATATTGGACTGATTTACTACAAGGACATCATTGGACAGGTGGCACATCAGGTTCTTTGGATTTAAAAACAGTATTCCCCACAGGTCACGATGAAGTTGTAGCCCTAGCATCACACAATGGATTCTTAGTTATTTTTTGTAAGCGTTCAATTATTATTTACTCTGGTGCTGAAAGTCCCGCTAATATGGTACTACATGACACTATAGAAGGTGTAGGCTGTATAGAAAGAGATTCAGTACAACACACAGGTACTGACATTATATTCTTGTCTGAAGAAGGTGTACGTAGCCTCGGGCGTACTATACAAGAAAAGTCAGCACCTATGCGTGATATTAGTAATAACGTCCGTAATGAGTTAATGGCTTTAGTAAGACAACAAACTAATCCAATTAAATCTTTGTACAGTGCAGACGAGGCTTTTTACATATTGTCATTACAGGACAGTAATACTGTATATTGTTTTGATATGCGGGGTACTTTACCTGATGGTGCTAATAGGGTAACTACATGGGCAGGTGTTAATCCACGTAGTTTAGCGTTATTACAAGATGGTAGTATTTACATTGGTCGAGAAGACGGTGTGTTTAAATATGAAGGTTATCAAGATAATGGTTCTTCATATCAAATGTTATACTACAGTAATCCATTAAATTTTGGTAACTCTGCTAACCTTAAGTTTCTTAAAAAGTTTAACATTACAGTTATCGGTAACGTAGCATCTCCCACTACTTTGGTTTGGGGTTATGACTACGAAGGTAACTTTATTAAAAGTCCTTTTGAAACCCAATTAGTTAATACGGCAATTTCTGAGTACAATGTATCTGAGTTTAACATTGGTAAATTTACAACAGGAGTTGATATACAACGTCCTTCAATTAACACAAGCGGTAGTGGTACTGTAGTAACTATTGGTATCGAATCTACTGTTAATGGCGCACCTTATTCAATACAACAAATAGATGTACACGCTCTTCTAGGGAGATTAATTTAATGAGTAATTATACTATAACAACTGACTTCGGAGCAAAAGATGACCTCCCTTCTGGAAACGCATCAAAAGTAATTAAAGGCTCTGAGTTTACAACTGAATTTACAAACATTAAAACAGCAGTAAATAGTAAAGCTGATTCAGATGCACCTACGTTTACAGGAGCAACTACTTTTAGTGGCACTGTTACTCTTAATGATGACGTAACCTTTGACACTAATACAATGTTTGTTGATGTGTCTACTAATAGAGTGGGTATTGGTACTACTAGTCCTGCGACTGCGTTAGATGTTACTGGTACAGTGACTGCTAGTGCTTTAGACGTTACTGGTGTTATTACCACTGATGGTTTAACGTCATCGGCAGGTATAGACGTTACTAGTGATTTATCGTTAGCTGACAATAATAAAGCTACCTTCGGTAATAGTGATGACCTACAGATTTACCATGATGGGTCTAATAGTTATGTTGCTGATGAAGGAACAGGTGTATTAAATCTTAAAGGTGAGATTATTCGAGCAGGGCTTGGCAATCAAGGATACTTCGATTTTATCCGAAGTTCTTATACTGCTGGCTCAGAGGGTCTTCGTATAGGCGTTGGAAGCTCTAATCAACACGAAATAAAGTCTCTTGGTAATAGAGATTTAGTATTAGAAAGAAACGATGCCGAAAAATTACGGCTAACATCCACAGGTATAGACGTTACTGGCACAGTGACTGCTGACGGTTTGACTGTAGACACAGACACGCTTCATGTTGATGCTACTAACGATAGAGTAGGTATAGGTACTAATACGCCTAGTGCTGTGCTAGATGTAGTTGGCACTAAAATACAACTTACAGGTGCAAACCCTGAAATCGTTTTAAATGATAATACAAATACTAATACTTGTATCATTAAAAATAACGATGGTTCACTAGACTACAAGGCTGACCAGAATAATGAACAAGGTCTATCAAGACATCGCTTCTACACTGACGGTACACAGCGCATGGAGATTGAGGCTAATGGTAACGTAGGTATAGGTACTACTAGTCCTGCTAGTAAATTACACCTAAGAGGGTCAAACTCGGGTGCTACTGGTGTTGCAGACGGAACTTTAATAGTAGAGCAGGGTTCAGCACCTTCTATACAAATTCTTTCAGCAAATACACAAACTCAGTCAATAAAGTTTGGCGACCCTGAAGATGGTGACGTAGGGAAAATAAATTATTCTCACGCTGACAACCACATGGCTTTATTTACTAACGGCACAGAACGCCTACGCATAGACTCATCAGGTAAGGTAGGTATAGGTACTAGTAGTCCTTTAGGCAAACTTGAAGTAAACGGTGGCGGTACAGCATCATCAGGCGGCACACTTATTGTTAGACAAGATGGTGATACTTACAGCGATGGGATTGCTCTAACAAGCAGTGACGCTACATCTCATAGATTTTGGAAAGACTCTAGCGGTAAATTAAACATAGGTCCTAGCAACTTACCGTCTGCTTTGGTTCAAGATTTATCAGGCAACCTATTGGTGGGTAAGACTAGTGCTACTGCTACAGACTTAGGGTGTCAAATTGAAGCTGATGGTCAGATTAAAACCACAAGTAATGGGCAATCTGCACTAACACTTAATCGTAAAACAAGTGATGGTTCAATAGCTATCTTCCAAAAAGACGGCTCAACTGTAGGGTCTATATCCGTAACATCGTCAGCCACAGCTTACAACACTAGTTCCGATGAACGCCTTAAAGAAAACATCACAGACTCTGCTGACGCAGGTAGTAAGGTTGATGCTATACAGATTAGACAGTTTGACTGGATTGCTGATGGCTCACATCAAGACTACGGTGTTATTGCACAGGAGTTACTTGAAGTAGCACCTGAAGCTGTATCTGAAGGTGAGACTGAAGATGACATGATGTCAGTAGACTACAGCAAACTAGTACCAACCCTTATTAAAGAAATACAAACATTACGCAACCGAGTTGCACAACTGGAGAATAACTAATGAACTTCACAATCTCAACTTTAGAAAGTAACACAGACGGTGGCGTAACGGTAGCACACTGGCGAGTAAGCAAAACATCAGGTGACAACACAGCTACTTCCTATGGTACTGTTGGTTTTACTCCTGACTCATCTGCTGATGGTTATGTAGCCTACAACAGCTTAACGGAAGATACAGTGATTGGTTGGGTTCAAAGTGCTTTGGATACAGAGGCACTTGAAGCTAGTCTTGATGCAGACCTAGCGGAACAAGC